CAGCTTGAAAAGTTTCGGGCAAATCCAAAGAGCGAGAGAGAAGGTACTTTCATATATAACAAAGTCAAGAAATTGGAAAGGTTGGAGAAGCAATTATTAGAAAGGGAGTGATGAATGAAATTATATATTAGTTATGATCAAGTGATAGAACAATGCAAGATCCTCGCAACACAACTCAAAGAACAGAAACCAGATCTGATCGTTGGTATCGCCCGAGGGGGGCTGGTACCAGCGGTACATCTATCTCACATGCTTGACCTTCCGATGGATACTGTGTTGTGGCAAACCAGAGACGGAGGCTCCAAAGAGTACAAGAGGCATATCTCAGAGCAAATAAGATTACGCAAGACTGTTGTCTTTGTAGATGATATCAACGATACTGGTACTACATTTACAAAACTTAACAAGTTCTATGGGAATGCATTGTACGTTGCATTGCTGGAGAGACCAGAAAGTGCATTTAAGTGTGACTATGCTGGTGAAATATTGACAGATCCATCTTGGATATGCTTCCCTTGGGAAGAAGAAAAGGAGACAAGTGATGAGTGATTTTTTTCGTAATATGGTTAAGGAGCTTAACGATGAGAATACGTCGATGGCCGCAGATGGCCTTAATAGCTCAGAATTTTCTGGGACGATTGATACAGGTTCCTATATTCTTAATGCAGCTCTTTCGGGAAGCATTTACGGGGGCATTCCTAACAATAAGATCACTGCCTTTGCTGGTGAGTCAGCTACTGGTAAGACCTTCTTCGCGATGGGAGTGGTTAAGCGCTTTCTTGACGATCATCCTAATGCTGCAGTTTTCTATTTTGATACTGAGGCTGCTGTTACTAAGACTATGATGGAGTCAAGGGGTATTGATATTAAGCGGGTTATCATCTCTGAACCAGAAACTATTCAGAAGTTTAGACATACTGCTTTGCAAATTATCGACAACTATAGTAAGACAGCTGAAAGTAAGCGTCCTCCTATGATGATGGTACTCGACTCTCTTGGTCAGCTATCTACTACCAAGGAAGTAGAAGATACTGCTGCGGGTGCAGAGACTAAAGATATGACAAAGGCTGCAATCCTCAAAGCTACGTTCCGTGTACTTAATCTGAAGCTAGCTAAGATCAATGTTCCTCTTCTAATTACTAACCATGTCTATGAAATGGTGGGATCATATATTCCAATGAAGGAGATGTCAGGTGGTTCAGGTCTGAAGTACACAGCCTCACAAATTGTCTTCTTAGGTAAGAAGAAAGAGAAAGATGGAACAGAGGTTATAGGCAGCATCATTAAGTGTACTATGATGAAGTCTCGCTTTACTAAAGAGAATAAAAAAGTAGAAGTACTGCTGACCTACGACAAAGGCCTCGATCGTTACTATGGCCTGTTGACAATAGCTGAGAAATACGGTATCTTTAAAAAGGTCTCAACACGATACGAGATGCCTGATGGCACAAAGGTATTTGGTAAGTCTATTAACAATAACCCTGAAAAGTATTACACTAAAGAGATCCTGGATCAAATTGACGCAGCTGCACAAAAAGAATTCACATATGGAGCTGCTGAGATGAGTGCAGAGCTTGAGGAAGAAGTTATTTCTGAAGCAGAAACATATAGAGATATACAAGATGAACTAACACAACTCAATGCTGACGGCAATCGGGGCATAGGAGAAGAAGGCGAAGTATTATAATATGGAAATGACATCGAATAACTACGAAGTTGTTTTTAGGAGCAAAGATGAAAATGCTCTTATACGAGTCGTCCGTGGTAAGTTTGCGAACTTTGTATATGAGTACGGTCAAGTTAGTATAGATGATGAATCCGAAGAGGACATAAAAGTATCATTTACATATGAACTTAAAGAAGCTCCAGCGACATATAAGTATGAGGATGAGGCAGCAGAAAAAGCCGAGTTCGAACAAGTGATTGGCAATATTCTATACGATATAGTCGTTAATACCGACAAGGTGAAGGAAGTAGATGGAACTGACAATACTAAGCAGTCTGACTAAAGACGAGCAGTACGCAAGAAAAGTAATACCGTTTATCAAGCCGGAGTACTTTCAGAATGCTGCAGAGCGTATTGTCTTCAACAAGATAAGCGATTACGTTGATCAATATGGGAGCATACCAAGCCAAGATACAATCTCTATAGAAATGGGCAACGATCAGTCTTTAGTAGAGTCAGATTATAAATCTGGCATGGAGCTCCTTGCTTCCCTGAAGACGTACGATAGTGAACATGATCACGAATGGCTAGTCAACAAGACCGAAGCCTTTTGTCAAGAGAAAGCTGTCTACAATGCTATCCTAGAAAGTATTCAAATCATAGATGGAAGAACCAAAGATAAGACAAAGGACGGTATACCATCTATACTCTCAGACGCACTTGCTGTCAGCTTTGACAATACAGTAGGTCATGACTTCTTAAATGACTTCGAAGAGCGATATGACTTCTACCATAGAGTAGAAGAGCGCGTACCTTTCGACCTCGAATATCTCAATGCTATTACTAAGGGAGGGGTTCCTCGAAAGTCGTTGAACATAATCCTGGCAGGCACTGGTGTTGGTAAATCGTTAGCAATGTGTCACTTTGCAGCAAGCAATCTTATGGACTCTAAGAATGTCCTCTACATTACGATGGAGATGGCTGAAGAGAAGATTGCGGAACGTATTGACGCAAACCTAATGAACGTACCTCTTGACGAGCTGATCAATCTACCTCGCGAGGCATACAATAAGAAGATAGAAGGCATTCGTGCTAAGACGCCAGGTAGACTTATTGTTAAGGAATACCCGACAGCTGGAGCGCATGCGGGACACTTCCGTCATCTTATCAACGAGCTCAAGATAAAGAAATCATTCGCCCCTGACATCATTTACATTGACTATTTGAACATATGTGCTTCATCTAGGATGAAAGGACTAGGTAACTCTATCAATACATATAGTCTAATTAAGAGTATTGCCGAAGAGCTTAGAGGCCTGGCCGTAGAGAAGGATGTTCCTATCTTTAGTGCAACGCAGACGACACGATCTGGTTTCTCTAATAGCGATGTAGAGCTTACTGACACATCAGAATCATTTGGTCTACCTGCAACAGCTGACTTCATGCTGGCAATCATAAGTACCGACGAGTTGCAAGCATTGAACCAAGTAATGGTCAAGCAGCTGAAGAATAGGTATAATGATCCGACGATGAATAAGAGATTTGTGGTTGGTATTGATAGATCACGAATGAGACTATATGATGTCGAGCAATCTGCACAAGACGGTATAATGCAGGAACCTCAACATGACGACAACATTCCCGTGTTTGACCGTGGACGATCTGCATCCAACAAGAAAGATTACAGCGAATTATTCTAACTAGCTGATTTATCTAAATATTAATTTCCTACCTAATCAAGGGCTTACGATTTTTCTGTAACCCCTTGATTCTCTGCGTTGACCTTCTGGTTCAGTATTGCTATAATAACCATACTGAACGAATAACTGGAGATATGCATGACATCATTTATCAAAGAAGACTTCGCTTTCGACGGCATGTATCTGATGTACGAGGGTCCTTACAAGGGCTCTAAGACAATGGATGAAGTTCGTCCTAACTGTCACCCATCGTGGGTTGGTAAGCAGAAGCCTGCATTCGTTGCTCGATTCAAGTATGGTCCTTACAAGCCTTGGAAGGCTTGGGTAAATTTCTTGACAAAGAATGTTGGTGTAGAGACATATTTGAAACTCGCCGAAGAAACGAATCCTGTTTCTGCAATGAGAGAACTTGGCTACAAGGGGAAAGTGTAATGGGAAGAATGAGTGATGAGCATATCGAAATGACTGAGGATGCATTACACAATCTCAGTTACGAGGAGTTCGTAGACAAGTGGGGTGAGCGTTACGAACATATGTTTGATGAGATTAACGAAGAGGAGTCGTATCCGCATGATTAATGTTATAGTAAGAAGTGTGCAGCCGGTGAAGAGCGTTGTTTATAGTTTTGACGAGACAGTCGATGACGAAGCTATGAAGAAGGCGTTGGTACGTTGTGATATATCTACTTTCTCCAATGAATCCGAGGATGTCATTACTCTGGATCAGGATGGTCGACTATTACGCTTCCTGGTTGACAAGCAAGTCGGTTGGCAGTTCATCAACAACAATGGCATATATGATGGCCTAGTAGGGGAAAAATGATAGCACTTCAAGAGATAACAGAGTGGGATTTGGACTTTCAACCAAACTTCATCTATCTCTTAGATGGGGATATGGTTCATGCTTATATAAATGGCAGTGGGGAACCTCACTACTTTACCAAACCAATGAGGTTCAGCAAAGCCTATCGTAAGTTCAAGCAGCTGGACGTTAATCCGTTTGACGTTAAGGTAGATTCAGCACTTATAGAAGTACAAGGATCCAAAGGTCAAGTATATCATATCAACCCGGACAAGCGCTCTTGTACCTGTACAGGATTCTCGTTCAGAGGTAAATGTAAACACGTTGTGGAGGCGTTAGGTGAGTAATCAAAGACCAGGTAAATATAAAGCAGCTTCAATGCAAGCTGGTGACAGCATGAACACAGTAAACTTCTTCAAGTATGCAAAAGAAATGCTAGAGGATAAAGGGGAGCAAGATGCCGCTTTCTACTTCGAACAAGTCGAAGATCATCTTCGGTCTGGAAAGGGTCTTGCATCAGATAAGAACAGCGTAGCAAGGATACTCGGACTATGAGCAACTATGTAATATCAAACACACAACCTTCTCCTCCCGACCTGAGGGATATACCTTATCGCTCTCCATTCGCGTTAGAGGATTTACCTAGTTCAGTAGATTTGAGGGCAGACGTCTTCGAAGTAGAACATCAAGGCTCAATTGGTAGCTGTGTTGCTAATGGAGTTGCAAGCTCATGTGAGCTGTTGGCTAATCGGAATAATAAACCTATTGATCTCAGTCGTATGTTCTTGTACAACGCCACCAAAGCCTACGAGGGTCGTCTAGGCGAAGAGGGACTGTTTACTAGAGATGCCTATCACATAGCATACAAGTACGGCATACCTACCGAAGAGTATTACCCATATGACCTCTCAAAAGATGATATAGATCCTCCGCTCGATGCATACAATGAAGCTTTTGCTAACAGAGTGAATCGATACGAGACCTTGTCTGGTACGCAACCTAAAGTAAATCGTTATGGCGAAGAAGCTGATCTTCTAATTAACAAAATCAAAGCAGCGCTGCATGAGGGTCTGCCAGTAGGAATGGCTTGCCAAGTAATGTCAGATCTCTCAGACCTAGTTGGTCCTTGGCAACTACATTCATATCCTCGCGATTTTATTGGAAGCAAGGGCATAGGTGGTCACTTCATGCTCATTGTCGGATACGATGATCAGTTCAAAAGGTTCATTGTTCAGAATAGCTGGGGTACTGGATACGGAGATGGTGGCTATTGTGGTTTACCATATAGCATTGTCGGCCATCCGTGGTTTGAGGCTTGGGTTATAAGAAGTTTCAAAGATATGGAAGTGCCAGAGCCTGCAGGCGTGAGACTAGAGTCTATAAGCAAGTGGGGCATCGATGCTAGATTAATACCAGAGAAAGATGAGATAGGTTCTACAGTCAAGGTATGGATAGCAGCAATGAACGCTAACGGAGACGTTTATGTTAAGCAGCCAGTTGAAAGTTTGGACGATAGCATTCCCGAATATCGTATGCCTGATGTATGGAAGCCTATGGAAGATGGTGGTCTCATTCCAGCTGTTGACGACTATGTACTAGACAGTGACAACTATATTAAGATAATTCGATTCGTTGATATATCTGGAATCAAAGATGTGGATGTGTACGTTGGGTATGGACAGGACGTACAATCGATGAGGATAAGCAAAGTAGTTTCTTTATAAATATGGGATACCCTACCATTTTCATTTATTCAGAGGTTACCAATGTATACCGGACTGTCAGCCTCCAATCTGAGAGATAGACCAACACGTGCTCAGACGATGCTTGAGAAAATAGAAAAAAATGAAGATTTCTATTTGAAGGACGGAACCACAATTAAAATAGATGCAGACAAGAGTGCTGAGTTTGTTCTAGGTTTACATGAGCTGCTGAGAACTGGCCGCCAGGAAAGACTATCTGCTGCATCTTTCAGGACTACAAAAGGCAGTCAATTGAAAGTCACTGCGCTTGGTAAGTCAGGTGAATTTGGTGGTAAAGGTGCTGGTGGGGGAACTGCTGCTGAAGATAGGGCATTGAAAGATCTAAGAGATAAGCTGATGGTTATCCTAGAAAAAGAAAAAAAACCATTCATCAATGTCAAAGTAGGAAAAAAAACAGTAGAGGTATATGATGTTATCTCTACACCAGGCACTCCAAAATCAGACTTTCATTTCGTAGATGCGTCTGGTAAGGAGGTGGCTTGGATATCCCATAAAGATGGTACAACTGCCAAAGCCTATCAACAATATGGGGGACTAACAGAGCTAGACAAACTGTTCCCCAACCATCCCGAAATAACGAAGTTCATTGAAGACACTAAAGCACTCACAAAGGGTCAGTTTCAACCTAGCCAGTCTTTTATGAGACCTTTGAAGGACGACAAGGTAAAGAAGGCCGCCGTGTATGGAATTGACTTCATGAAACCAAACGGCCGTCAGCATGTCAATATGCTATGTCAAGGGATAATGAATCTGCAGAAGTCTGGACAAACATATGTCTTAAAATCATCGCACGATATGTTCTCTGGCACACTTCCTACCTCAGACTATAGATGTATGTTATTTGTTAGGAAAGGCGATAGAAATAACTTTGGCGTTGGTTATGCTAGATACATGGTAGCACCATATGCATTGAGAAGAGGCACGACACTAGATATATGAAATTTTCCTCATTCCTAACAGAACAAAAAAATGCTCACATGGAGCATATAGAAGACATGATCTTCAATGATGGGGTTGATGGTGCGCGCTCTGCTATAAACTCATTGCGGTCTCTTAGAGATATGCTGGCTGGTGCGAGCGATAAAGCTGTGAACGTAACAGTCAAGTGGGACGGAGCTCCAGCGATCTTTGCTGGTGTTGATCCATCTGATGGAAAGTTCTTCGTAGCTAAGAAAGGCGTCTTCAACGTCAATCCTCAGCTGTTCAAAACAGAGAAAGAAATTAATGATAGTCTTTCCGGAGACCTTGCAGCTAAGTTCAAAGTAGCGCTGCGAGAGTTTTCGAAACTTGGTATTACTAAAGGAATGTACCAGGGTGATCTTATGTTCACTCGAGGTGATATTAAAGTCAAAACAATCCAAGGTAACAAGTATTATACGTTCCAACCCAACACCATAGTATATGTGGTACCAGTTAACAGTGCACTAGGCAGACAGATCAGGAGTGCTAGCATTGGAATCGTTTGGCACACCACGTACACCGGATCCACACTTCAGAAGATGAGTGCCTCGTTTGGCAAAGATATCGTCAAGAAGATGAAGTCACCAAAATCGGTTTGGATGGACGATGCCACATATCGTGATGTATCTGGTAACGCTACGTTTACCAAGGAAGAAACCAATCAAGTTACCGAGCTGCTATCGCAAGCTGGTAAAATCTTCCAAACTATATCCGGCGAGGCTTTGAATACTATCCGCGATGATGAGGAATTGAAACAAAAGATAAAAACATATAACAATACCTTTGTCAGAGCGAACGAGCCATTTCCCAATCCCAAAGCCCATGTCAGAGGGCTATATGATTATATAACTGATTGGTATCAGAAAGAGATAGACAAGAAGAAAACAGAAAAGACAAAAGAAGCATGGACAGCGAAACGTGATGAGGTTCTCAAAAAAGTTTTTCAGAACACTGCCGAGCTTACAAACATATTTACTCTCATGAACGTAATAATTCAGGCCAAAGCCTCTATTATTGCTAAGCTGAACAGAGCCTCGTCACTTGGTACCTTCTTGAGAACAAAGAAAGGATTTGAGACCACTAATCAAGAAGGATACGTCAGTATAGATAGGATTGGTAACGCAGTTAAGATAGTAGATAGGCTAGAGTTCTCCTATGCAAACTTCTCTCCTGAAGTAATTAAAGGATGGCAGAAGTAAGTTATTATAAATAGAATATACAACAGCATTATGAGGATAAGTAATGTCCGATTCAATTATTACTGCATATGCCCAATATATTGCCGAACAAGCAAAAACGCAGGGGAAGTATCGCATACGCGAGGCTAGCAACTTTATATATGAAGTTGATGAAGTGGATCTCACACAATCTACTACAGATGACGACTGCGACAATACATAACAACAAAATTATATTGTTAGCGTTAAGTCTGAGGAAAACACGCAATGAAGAAGGCTGTAATCAGCTGGGGGAGATTCAATCCTCCAACAGTAGGACATGAAAAACTAGTACAGAAAGTTATAACCGTAGCTAAAAGAGAGCGCGGTGAACCTCGTGTGTATCTAACCCACACTCAGAACGCCACCAAAGATCCCCTCTCATATCGAGACAAGATATCCTTTGCGACCAAAGCCTTCGGCAGCATTGTCAAGGTGTCAGCATCCAGAACAATTATTCAGCTCATGGTTGAGCTTCAGAAAGCTGGCTTCAATGAGGTTGTTATTGTTGCTGGCTCTGACCGTGTATCAGAATATAACACACTCCTCAACAAGTACAACGGAAAGGACTACACATTCGACAAAGTAAAAGTCGTCAGTGCTGGTGAACGTGACCCAGATGCTGAAGGTGTGGAGGGCATGTCTGCCTCTAAGATGAGAAAGGCAGTATCTGATGGAGATATGGACGCATTCATGAAGGGTGTTCCTTCGAAAATGTCGAGTACCCAAGCCAAGAAAATGTATAACATGCTAAGAAAAGGCATGCTAGTAGAAGAGATTGAGCTGTTCTTAGAGAAGAACAAGAAGAAAGCAGATCTTGACGCTGCAGACATTACTAAGGACGAGCTTCAGAAAGCTGTTGATGAGCTCGAAGAAGAAGACCTTGAAGAAGAGTTAGAAGAAGAGCATCTCGACGAAAGAGCTCCAATGACTCTTCAGCAAAGATTGAAAAGAGGCAGGACAATGAAACGTCTTGCTCCTAGAATGCAACGCCTGCGTAAGATTAAGAAATTTAGAATGGCTCCAAAAGAAGCTCTTGAAAAGAGATCTAAGAAGGCCGCTAGGAATATTCTAAGAAAGAAGTTTGCTGGTAAGAAAGGTGAGAACTACGCATCCTTGCCAGCTTCGCAAAAAATTACTGTTGATAAGCTAATAGCAACGAAGGCTGGTCTCATTGATAGGCTTTCAAAACGCCTCATGCCTATGATTCGTAAAGGCGAGATCGAAAGAATTCGACAAGCAAGATCGAGTAGAAACGAGAGTATTGAAAATATTCTTCAATCAGTAGACGTGTTCTTCGAAGACAAAAATATACCTCAAGAAAAAGAAATAGTAGAACAGTCGACAAAGGCTACTAATATTGCTAAAGCAACAGAGTTAGCAAGAGAATTTCAATTTAAAAAGCAATCAGAAATTCGGACTGAGTCTAATCGATCCACAAAATCGTACAAACAGATGTTTGGCGAAGGCGAAGCAACATCAGTAGCCAAAGAAAGAATCCGCAGAGAAAAAGAACAAGACAAGCAGAAGCATGATAGATTGCTTGACCGAGCTCGTTCCGCAGATACTAAAACGGTAAACCGCAAAGAAGATTACGAACCAACTGGCAAGTCGAGGATAGCGCTGGAGTCGAAAGCTCTGAAAGCTGACTGCACGTTTGAAGAGATAAGAGATGTCTACTACGAAGGTGTAGAAGAGTGGTTGATCAATCCTACCGACAGTGCCACAGCAGAGCAGTGGGGATATGCAAGGGTCAATGCTTTCATAGTAAAGGAAGGCCTCAAGAATCCTAAAGACAATCCTTGCTGGGACAACTACAAGCCTGTAGGCACAAAGAAGAAGAATGGTAAAACAGTACCTAACTGTGTTCCAGAGACGAAAGCCGCTGAGGAAGACGTAGAGCCGCTAGATGAGTCGTTAAAGATAGAGAATGGTGCTGGTGTAGGTACCTTTATGACAGCAGCAGACTACGGAATGAAGCTGCAGGGTGCATTCGAGCATCACACCTCTGTTTATGAAGAAGGAGGCGCAGGCCAAGAAGGCACCAATAAATTAAAAGATAAATACAAGAAAGATACTCCTGGAGAGTTAGATGAAGCTACGTTGATAGATAATTTCTGCGAGTGTAACGACTTGTACGAAAATCTAATAATAACGGAAGCTGAATATCAAGGAAAATCAGTAAAACTGAATGATCCAATTCGCACCTCTGAAGTACCTACGAAAAAGTTTAAAGTATATGTTAAAGATCCAAGCTCTGGCAACATTAAAGTCGTGCGGTTTGGTGATCCCAATCTTTCAATAAAGAGAGATAATCCAGAAAGACGTAAATCATTCAGGGCTAGACATAAATGTGACAGTCCTGGTCCTATTACAAAAGCAAGATATTGGAGCTGCTATCAGTGGCGCTCCGGATCCAAAGTAGATAATTAAGAGGTATATAATGTTTGGTTTTCTAAAGAAGTTGTTTGGTGCGGTGGATGAAAATAATAACGGCAGCATTGTAGATGATGTAGCCAAGCAGGTTGTTAAAGTAGCCAAAAAAATTACCAAGACTAAGAAAGAGCTCGAGGCTCTAACTAAAAAGCAGTTAGAAGAGCACGGTAGAAACCTTGGCATCGAACTTGACCGCAGGTTGACCAAGGCTAAGCTCGTCGTTCAGCTACAGAAAGAACAAAGAAGAATAACAAAAGAAATGAAAAATAAGGACTAATAAGATGGCTTACCGTTCAATAGAAAGCGCAATACGTGGAATTGTTTCTGAAGACAATTTGACAGAAGCTGCATTAGGCGACTACAAAGGTCTGTTAGCTCTTGCAATGCGTAAGAGCGGTGACGAGCAGTCGGCTATGAAAGCTGCAGCTGAAATGATGAAAAAAGGTCAAATGAAAGATCTTAATATGTTTATGAAAGCAATGGACAAGTCTACGCATAAAGCTATTATGCCTTTTGTAGATAAGAAATACAACAAAGCTCTTCATGAAGATATGGAGATTGACGAAGCGCAGAAGCCAGTCTCACAAATGACTCCTGCCGAGAAAGCAGCGCACGATGCCAGACGCAAAGAGTATAACGAGTATCAAAAGTCAAAGCGTAATGAAGAAGTCGAGATTGAAGAGAAGACACTCACATCAGCAGAATTAAAGAAACGCGAAGAAGTTGCAACAGCAATCGAGCGCGATAATCCCGACATGCCTATGGGTAAGAAGATGGCCATTGCTACCTCTACAGCTAAAAAAGTTGCTGAAGAAGTTGACCCAAATGTAGACATGCTTAACGAATTTCTTTCTGCAGACGAGTTAGGTCAATCAATGCTCGACGAGATTCGTGGTGCTGATGTCGAAGACCAGCATATTATCATGCAGCTTCGAAGTGCTCAAGACCTCGAAGGTAAGAAAGACATTCGTTTTAGAAACAAGACATCTGCTAAGGTCGCTCCTAAGCACATAGACAAGATCTTGAAACTCCACGATCATCCTAGTGTCAAGCCTGTGCACAAGAGACAAATAAGAGTTGCAATTAGTAAGTCGCATGATCATTTAAAGAAGTTTGCTGATCAGATTAGAGAAGAGACATCTCTCGATGAAGCTGCCAAGGTTACAGATGCGCAGATTAATAAAGTTCTTGGTCCAACTAAGAATGCTCAGCAAGGCATCGAAGCTTTGAAAAAAGCATTTAAGGTCAGGGATAACGAAGCGAAAGCTATGCTTAATCGTGTCATGTCAAAAGAAGAAACCTCTCTCGACGAGGCACAATATAAAGTACCAAGCAACTATATGGCTATGATGCAGAAGAAAAAGAAAGCAGATGCTGGCCAGCAGATGTCTGACGATGAAAAGAAAAAGAATATTACAACTGCTGATAGAGAAAAGCTAAGTAAACTTGCATCAATGCTCAAAAAAGAAGATGTGCAAGAAGCCGCGGACAAAGAAGTTAAGATGGCTACGGGCATTGCTTTTGATAAGAGATATAAAGGCTCCAACATGACTGGTGCTACTAAAGCAATCGAAAAGATACGTAAAGGTCTCAGCGATCATCCTCGTGTCAAGTCTGCTCTGAGACAGGCTAACGAAGATACGCAGGTTGAAGAAAAAGAGACTGGGGATCACGTAAGAACATCAGACTACAAGATGTCTAAAGTGCGTCTCCCAGACGGCCGAATGGTTTACCGGAAGGTTAAACGAGAAATTAAAGTATAAACCCAATATTAAAAAAGATAAATAAGTATAATAACTAATCTCCGGAGATAGAAAAATGTCTAACCGATTTGGATTGTCAGATAGTCTACTAGACGCTGTCAAAGATATAACATCAAAAGGACCGAGCGTTGATAAGAATGCAGCCTTCGGTTTGACAGAAATGTCATCAAAAGAAAAAATGAAGAAAGGCCTCTACAACGGTAAAATGGATCCAGTCGGTAAGGCAGATGCAGATATCGATAATGATGGCGATGTAGATGACTCAGACGAGTATCTGAAGAATCGACGCAAGGCTATCTCAAAAAACGCCAAGAAAGGTGGTGTTGAGATCAATCCTGAAATGAAAGAAGAATATACACACGATGATTTTAAGAAAGACCGGATAGCCAAAGTTAAAAGCACTGGTGCAACTGGACGAGTTATAGCAAGGTATCGACACGATGATGGTGAGATTCATTATACTCTAAATCACGGTGGAAACAAAACATCTAAGCATCCTGGGAAGAATCTTCAAGTGCATAAAGAAGAAGTAGAGCAGGTCGATGAACTGAAAAAATCTACTCTTTCTTCGTACATTAAAAAGGCAGCTGGCCAAGTTAGTGGAGCCTCAAGAGCAGCTAAAGATTTTGAGCGAGACGCTGAGAGAAAAAGATCACCGCGTAAAAAAGATACTGACAATCGTATCGCTCAAAACTTTAGAAAAACATCCATTAAAAGAAGAGATGGCATTGGAAAAGCTGCTGATAAGCTAGCCAAAGAAGAAACGAAGGTTGATTCAGGCTTAGAGAATCCACACAACTGTGCTACTCATGTTTACAGCGAGTCTTGGGGCGATGGTAGAACTGTAACAACTATGCATGCAGAGCCTGATGCGGCCGGCAACATTGCATGGTACGATGTCATGTTTGAACATGGTATCGAAAAAGGCGTACCTATCGAAGAAATGAAGGTAGTCAAATCAGAATCACATATGCACAGCAAAAAGAAGGGGTAACTAAAATGTCTGCATGGGGAAATAGAGACGATGTAGCATCACCTGGCACAGTTGCTGTCAGTGGTGTAACCATCACAGGTACGGATACATTTTTCGCTAACAACTTAACATCAGGCATGGTAATTAGTGTTGCTGATCTTGGTAGCGGCGTTGTTAATGTAATAACTAACGAAACTTCGATGACTATCACTACTACTGCTGAAATGACTGATGGCACTGGTAAAGAGTATACGGTGAGCGAAAAGCCAATATCCGTTGTTGATACAGATACTAACACTCTCGCTACAGAGGTATTTGGTGTATCAGTAGCAGAGCAAGGCGTTGCAACAGCTAACACTCATCACGCTGGTTGGGTGAAGATTGGCGATCGCTACACAGATGGTAACGGTAATGTCCGTCAGAAGAGCGAAGTTCTTGTAGCTATGTCTACAATTGCTGGCGATGCTGCTGACGATGGCCAGCTACCTGACGCATAAGCACAATAGGATATAGACAATGGCTGACAGAAAGATAACAGAGCTCGCAGCTCTATCAGCACCGACTGGAAAGGATCTTCTTTATGTAGTAGATGATCCTTCTGGTACTCCGGTCTCGAAGAAAGTATCACTACATGATATGTTTGGTTCTGTTCCAGCTAATACATCTATCACCGGAACTGCAACAGTATCAGGCAATACATCACTGAGTGGTGCTAAGACAACTCTTGCAGCAGGTCAAATAACCCTGACTGCCAGCACAAGTGTTGGCAGCAACAATGCAACGACTGTTCTTGGCCGAGCTGATGGACAGGGAACAATCTTCTGGGATCAAAATTACTTGTATGTAGCTACATCAAACACACAAGTGAAAAGGGTGGCACTCTCAGTATTTTCATAATAATTGAATGTGAGTATTAATATTAATGATAGATAATCTGACCGAGAAGAACTTTCTTCTTTTTGCCGCCAAGTATTATGATGATCCCAACTGCACAGATATGCTGGAATTTCAGCAAGATCTGGATAGAATAAAGTATATAAAAAGACTTCTAAAAAGATATCAAGACAATAGTGATTTGAAAGAACGACTTATATTGAATCACCTCGTTGTACTTTATAATGTATTTGAGCATGAAGCTCTTACGCGAATGTTGGCGCTGAAGCTAGGTGAGTATCTGCACCTTGTGAAGCCCTTTCTACAGTACATGGGTTATTGGCCCCGTACAATCAATGGTGTCAATGATACGAATATAGATTGCTCAGGCGTACCGACAGATATATATATTCTTAGAACGCTAAGGTTACTATAATGGCATCACCGACTGTAGATCTATTTGTACTGTATCAAATCATCAAAAGACTGGCAACACCTTTTGAAGATACAGATGCCTTCAAACTTGGTCTATTGGACAAGAAAGGTAAACGTCTAAAAAAAGCCTCCACCTCCGAAGAAAAAAAAGCGATGACGTACTTCGATCGCTTCATCTTCAACCTCAAAAGAATACTATCCAAAGTCGGTCTTGACACTAAGACTGGCAACTACGCGGCCGCTTTATTTCTTATAAAAGAAGCCCACAATCAACAAGAGATGACTGATCAAGAGCTGCTTGAAGGTGTCCTCGTTGAATACAACTATCTATGTGAGAACACGAATAAGACCTACAAAGACCTCTTTACCGAAGATGCCCCTGCTATGGCGACCGGACCTGCTGTTGCAGGCACTGGTGACGATCCTGTGCACTGGAAGCAGAAAGGAAGGCCACGAGTAAAAGGTAGACCGATAGACGCTATAAGATACATAAAAAGATTTAAAGATCCTAGCTCAGCTAATACGGCATCTAAGTAATGGCATACCTTAAGCATATAGAATATAGCGAAGGGATCAATATTGCCCGAGGCCTCGTTAGAGGTACAATACCGATAAGTAAGTTCGGATACAATCCCGCTATACCCAACAATGGTTTCGAAACTGTGTGGGATGGTTCTAACGTATACACATACTCCTCTACACCTGCTGTTGCGACTATCACATCTGATGATGGGGATGATAACGGAGGTACTGTAGAAGTTGAGGGACTAGATACTAACTACAATCAGGTTACAGAGACGCTCACTATAGGGGGAGCACCAGGCTCTATATTATTCAGAAGAGTGTTCAGAGCAACGTTGCTCACGGCAAACACTGGCACTGTCAATATAGGCGCAGTTACAGTAACCGTTAATTCTATCGCTGTCGCCATAAT